CAGGTGCTCAACGATGGGCCACGAGTTGAGCAGCACTTGCAGTGCGTCGTAAAGTTTCTTCTCAGTCACAGTCATTTGCTTTCTCCTTTCATTGCTTCGTCTACCATCTTGTGCGCCAAGTTCAGCGCCATGCCTGCTGCCAGGAACGCGATCACTCGCTCCTGCCCTGTGAACCGCTCGCAGTACTCCATCAGTGCCTCCATGTCCTTGGGTGTTGCGAACATCTTGTTCAGTCCTAACGGGTTCTCTTTCATTTGCTTTCTCCTTCTTGGTTGATGCCCAGCAACTGGGCGCGTATGCCGTCCAACTCAGAGAGAACTTTCTCTCTCGTACCTTTGAACCCCATGTCTTTGAGCAGAGCGTATGCACTACGCCCTCGTCTGTGCATCCCTTTCATCTCTAGTATGAGCATCGAGCGCAGCGTAAGCAGCCGCGCCCCTTCGATCTGGTTGCCTACAAGAACAGTCATTTGCTTTCTCCTTGTTTAGCGGCTGTCCATGCCGCGTGCCATACCTGCCACATCCTGCCCTTGTAGGGGAAGTCTCTGGGGTTGAAGTCAGGGAACGTGGCTTGACACCACGCCCTGTACGCTTTGCGTATCTGCGTCAGATCATTCATTTGCTTTCTCCTTTCGGGAAGGCCACGTTAAGCAGCTCGTACATCACGGCGTACCCTTCGCTGTCTGCCGCACCGAAACTGCTGTACCTGTCCTGTGCAAGAGCGATTACCTGCGCCGCTTCGCCCTCGGTAGTGCAGGTATTGAGCGCGTCCTCGGCCCATTGGTTCAGCGCGTGTGCTGCCGCATCGCGCCCTTCGATGTCATACAAGGCCCACTGATCTGCGGTAAGGGCCACCTTGAACGTGCGTGTCACTGTCACATTTCTCATTTGCTTTCTCCTTCGATCAGCCATGCGTGGATGGGTTCACCCAACTTGTTCATGTCTTCCTTATCCTCATACGCATCGACCCACACATCGCTGTCTGTCTTGGCGTTGGTGGATAGGTTTGCGCCGAACAGGTTGATGTAGTACCCGCCCCACGTAACCCAGTCGTCCAGCCCTACCCGGTCTTCGGTTGGGATGTCATGCACAAAGCCCTCACAGAAGGCCATCAGTTCTTCTTTACTTCTCATTTGCTTTCTCCTCTCGGTACAACTCTCAAGCTCTCGTCAGTTGAATCGCCCACCATGTAGCGTGGCAGGTTGAGCGTGTGGTTCCACCCACACCATGTGTGTCCACGTTGTCCTGCCTTGTCGCAGTTGCTACGCTCTAGGTCGTCATCCTGTGGTTGCCTGAGCGTGCATCGCGTGAAGTACTCCGCTGTTATTGAACACATTTACTTTCTCCTTAGTTACAAGTGCCGCACATTGACTCTTTGTATGGCTGTGCGGCTTGGCCATATGTGAACTGGGGTGAATGTTCACCCCAGTGCCTGCCATCTGGTTGGCAGGGGTTTGTTTCTGGGTGTCTGCTCAAGCGCATACTTGGCCTGCTCGACCCTCATGCGCTGGGCATCGAGGCGGTCGATGTCGAAACTGTTGGTGGCCACCTCACGCTCCCGGTCGATGGCCTCCTGCACCCGGTCAAGCTGTTCATACAGGGCACTACGCTGCGCCTTGTGCGCGGCACGGGTTATCCGGCGCATGAACGGGTCTTTGCGCCTGCCTCGTGGGGGTGGGGGCAGACTGTCAAACAGTAGACTGATAGCTTGGCGTTGCTTGGGTGGCACGAAGTCTGTCCAATGCGTGCCGCCGTTGGGTATGTGGCGCCCGACCTGCGTTTTGAGGAACGCAACGAACTGCATAGGCGTCTGCTCGTTGGCCGCTTGGACTTTCTTTAACTTGGCCACGATTGCTGTGATGCAAGTCTCGTACTGGCACAGCGCGTCCCACCTCACATCTTCCGGGGCTTTCTTTAATTGCGCTTTGAGTACCCGGACTGTGGCCAGCTCGGCACGAGCAGGGGCAAGCAGGTCTTGCCACGCCTTGAACAGGACAGTCTTGCGGATACTGCGCTTGCGTCCTGCCTCACGGGTTTGGGCTACTTGCTGGGCTATGACATCGACCATCTCTGACGGGTAGCGCAGTCGCTCGGACAAGTGCTTGCGCAGACGGGTGTCGGACATCGTGAGCCATGAGGGTTTGATGGTTTCTTCCATTGTTTAACTCCAATCGCATGCAGTATTTGGACAAATTTTAAGGGTCTGTCGCATACTTTAACACGTGTTTTCAAATTACGGACAGCCGCCAGCCCGCATGGATACTAGGTTTCCGGGGGTCGCTGGTCAATCATCTACCTTTTTTTGAAGACCATATCACCTAGAAGAGTTTTTAACATGTTTTAACTCTGCCGTGTGTGAGCGGCATTGTGGTTGTATGTTAAACACTCTTTCCTTTCTTAATTGTTTTTATTTAGATAGATAGATAGGGGGTGTCCGGTGGAAACGCCAGCAACCACGCGGGTTAGCGGCTGTCCGAGATTTTAAATTGGGTGTTAAATTTTGCGACGCGATTTTTTTGGTTCCCGATACTTTAATACGTCAAAGTTTGTTGTTTCCTGCGCCAAGACTGCCAGTCGAGGCGGGCTTGCCGGGCTTCGTTGATACGCCGCTGACTCTCGGGAGGCAGGCGGGCGTACATCTCGTCCCTGATCTGGCGCAGGCGTTTGAGGTGGTAGTCTTTAATGGCTGACATGGGTTGCTCGCAGGGCGGCGTAAGCGTTCTGCTCATCGAACCAACGCTCAAGGGCGTTGACTGAGGCGAGGACTGTCTCGTCCCCCGTGCGGCGCTCAATGACACGCCAGATGCAGAAGTCCGGGCGGTGTGCGCCGAGGGGCAGTTCCTCGACCAGAGAGAATTCTCTCTTGCCGATCTGGACGATGCCGCTGTGCTTGATAACTGCTGTCATGGAAGTTCTCCTGTGGGTGCGATGGCTGGCTGGGCCATGCGTTTGACAAGGAAAGAAACAGCGGGCCAGCCTCGCCCGCTGTGATCGAGAGAGAAATCTCTCTGAGTTACGCAACAGCTTTCAGAGCCGCAATGGCAGAAGCCAAGCTGTCAAACTGTGCAAGATAAGCCTTGGCGGCGGCTCGGTGTTCCCGGCTGATGCGTGCGCTGTGCGTGGGCGCCGCAGGCTTGGCGTCTGGCCTGACGACCATGTACCTGAAGTCGCTACTGGCCCTGTCGATGGCCAGTATGTGCTCGGGCTTTGCGCCCTTGCCCTTGCCCCTAGAGAGAATTCTCTCTGGCCCCTTGAACCCCTGCCCGGTCAAGTGCCCGAGCATCCACCTGCGCCGCAAGTCCTCGCGTTGCTCGGCTGTGCCGCTGGCGTAGGCGGCGTGGAACACATCTGCACCAGCCCGCATCTTGCGGGTAGTGCCCGCAACTCGTGCGGCGTACTGCTGAATGGATAGCATGGAAGTTACTCCTGTAGGTTGATTACCACAACACATATGTGCTGTGGGCGTATCGGGGCTGTTGTTCCTGCTCCGATATCTCTACTTTACTTATGGGGGGTTTTTGGAAGGTCTGGCAGACCCCCCGTTTGACCCCACCCCACCCCCACCAGCCCGATGTGGACACCACAGAGCGTGGCCGTACAAACACTGTTTTGCACCCGCTCCCACTATTTTTGTAAAACGCTGTACAATCCCCACCATACCCCCCTATAAAGGTTTGTATGGAACAGCAACAGTTCGGACGCTTAACGGTTCTGCACCTTCACAGTCACGACGCCAACTACAACAAACGCTGGTTGTGTCAGTGTGCTTGCGGCAAAACAAAAGTCGTGCTTGGTGACAAGCTAAAAAATGGCAACACCAAGTCTTGTGGTTGCTATCAAAAAGAGTTTAGAGGTGCTTTAGAGACAATGGCAGCAGCCGAGCGCCGTCACTACACACACGCTTCATACAAGTCGATGATGGCGCGTTGCTACAACCCAAAAACCCCGGCGTACAAGTATTACGGCGCAAAGGGTGTGCAAGTGTGCGATAGGTGGCGTTTTGGTGAAGAAGGCAAAACAGGCTGGTTTTGTTTTTATGAGGACATGGGGCCACGGGCGGACAAGCTGTCTCTTGATAGAATAGATAACGAAAAAGGGTACACGCCTGACAACTGTCGGTGGGCTACGCAAGCGCAGCAGTTAGCAAATCGCAGGCGCGTAGGGAGGCGGCCAAAACGCCCTTAATACCTCCGTACTAAAACACCCCACCCCCATAAATTTTTATAAAATTTTCACACTATCTTTGTCTAATGTTAGACATACTCAGACGAAAAAAACCCCCGGTGGCTGCCGGGGGCTAAGTGGGGGCTTCGAGTTCCCACAGGAGAAAGCAAATGCCTTGCGGCAACTGCCCAACGCAGTGTATAGTACGGCGCATCGGTAAGCAAGGGCTCACGCCTAAAACCGCACATGCTTGATCACTTACTGGATTTTGAACCAGATATTGTTGCCAGCGGCGACGATGGCGCAGCCATCGAAAAACACACCCCGGCGCAAGTGATCGACGCACAAGTCTCGACCGCAGACTTTCTTTCTTCTCTTGGCTCCCCCGACACCCAGACCGTCATCTCCGATCTGGAGCAAAAAGCCGCCCGGTCAGCATTCAACGCCGTGGTCACTCAGGAAGCTGGGTCCCATCACAAGCTTGCGCAGCTTCAAACCCCGGCGGCAGTACGCCATCTTGTCGGCATGCTCACCGCATACGACTGGGAATTTGTACAGCAGGCCAAAGAACTGCGTGGCTACACCGTGGCCAAGCTGGTGGAAGAAACCCAAAGCACAAACGCAAACATTCGGCTCAAGGCGCTTGGCCTGCTGGGTAAGGTGACGGAAGTGGGACTCTTCACGGACAAGATCGAGGTTAAAAAGACAGACCTCACCGAGGAAGAGATCGACAGGAAGCTTAAAGAGAAGCTGGCCAAGTTCATGGATGTCACTGATGTGACCCCCATTGAGATTGAGGACGTAGAGCCAAACACACCCGATGACGACCAACCCGCCACTGACGCCTGAACAAGCCAAGGCGCTGCTCATGAACATGAGCAAGCTCTCCGTACAGGAGAAGCTTGAGGCGTTGGAATTGATTGACGGCAAGGAAGACTTCCTCCACAAGAACCGCGCCAAGACCGACATGATTGAGTTTGCCAAGTCGGTCTACCCGGGTTTCAAGGTCGGGCCCCACCACAGGAAGCTGGCCAAAATCTTCAAGGATGTGATCGAGGGCAGAAAGCGCCGGGTCATCATCAACATTGCGCCCCGTATGGGTAAGTCCGAGTTTTCCTCGTACCTGTTTCCGGCGTTCTTTCTAGGTAATTTCCCTGATAAGAAGATCATCATGGGCACGCACACGGCGGGCCTGTCTGAGGACTTCGGGCGCAGGGTCAGGAACCTGATCGAGGGTGAGGACTACCAAGAACTTTTCCCGGGCACCAAGGTGGCCGACGACCAGAAAGCTGCGGGCAAGTGGTCCACGGGCGCAGGCGGGCAGTACTACGCCGCTGGTGTAGGCGGTGCTCTGGCAGGACGGGGCGCGGACTTGTTTGTGATTGACGACCCACACTCTGAGCAGGACGTAAAAGCAAACAGCCGCTTGGCGTTTGATACGGCGTGGAGTTGGTTCCAGACGGGCCCGCTGCAGCGTCTGATGCCCGGGGGGTCCATACTAATTATTATGACAAGGTGGGGCAAGCTCGACCTTACGGGACGCCTGCTCGACTACCAGACCAAGAACCCCGAGTCTGAGCCGTGGGAGGTGGTGGAGCTTCCGGCCATCTTGAACGAGGACACCGAGAACGAGAAGTCGCTCTGGCCAGAGCAGTGGCCGC